CTACGTTGATCGTGGCTTGCCCTAACAACACGGCCCTCTTTCAAACGAATATAAGAGCCAGCTTGGTTTTCTCTTTGAATTGCCGCACGTTGATATTTGAATAATATCTTTCCAAGCGCCTTAGCATCAGCCGATGCCTCAGCAACACCAACAGGTGTCTTAAGGTTTAAGTCACCCAGAACATTGGCAACCTGGCGCTCAAAGTCGCCTTTCATATTGTTGAACTTCGCAAGCAATCCACCTTTGCGAAGATCCGCGATCATACCGCCAGCATATGAATTAACCAATGCGCCGGTTATGGAATCAACAGAACGTGATGCACCTTCAAATGGAGCATTAACACCGACAAGCGCAGCCTCCAGGCCGAGAGATGGATCACCGGTCATTTCATCAGCACGCTGCACAAGAGCCATCAACTTTTGCTCTTTAAGTATATTCATATACCGATTGCGCTTTTCAATCTTCTTGGCAATTTCAGCTTCTTTAGCAATGAGTAAACCACGATCAAAAATAGCAGACTCAATGTTCTCTAAAGCACCAGAGACTTTACGAGTTTTCTTTTCTGCCTGCAATTCTGCTAGAATTTCTTCTAGCTGGTCATCACTAAGACGACCCTTATTTGCTGTATCAACAACCTTTAAACAATCTGCCATTATGCCCTCGCCATGCAAACGGTTGCCGCTTCAGTAACTTCTATATAAGCCTGGGCTGCTGCATCTATTTCTTTTATTTCATCCAGCTCTTTAATTTGATCTGGTGTCAAATCGCCATCCTCACGCATTTGAGCAATGATTGCTTCCTCACGCAATATCGTATCGTCCATCTCTATATCATCGCCAACAGTATCAAACCTGGCAGCAGCATCAAAGTCAGCTAACGGATCGTTCTCTATATCCAGACCATGACGCGCCGACATTTCAGCACGAACTTCATCAGCAGCTATTGAGGATTGCAGCCAGGCGTCCTCTGCCTCATCACCGGTCCGAGCCATTCTTTCAGAAATAAGAGCTATTTCATCATCGCTAAGATCTTTAATATTCTTGCCTTCAAGCTCAGAACGAATACCATCACGCTGACTTATTTCAGCCTCAAGATCATTTTTAGCCGCACTGAATTGACGCCACATTTCAGCTTGGTTCATGTCTCTTTGGGCAAATGTAAAGTTACCACGGCCTTCTTCAGATAAAGCATCAACCAATAAATTCGTATCACGCTCTGGGATATAGCCATCTTCAAATGCCATCTCAGCCATATCATCAAGATTGGTCTCTGTGGTCCTATTGCTAATGCCGTTGACCATATTGTTCTTATTGTTGATATAGCCAGCCCGACCCTCAATGCCGAGATTGCTTAACTCGCCCCTGAATGTGGCGTCTTGATCGTTTATGCCGCCACGATCACGAATGAACTCACTCAGAGTTTGAGGACGCTTTACAGTACGCGGAAGCACCATAGAAACATTAACGCCCTGATCTGTTACAAGTTGGCGTATAGCTGTCTCATATGTAACGCGGCCACCAGTGGGAGCATACATATCACGGGTTTGCTTAATCACACGATCAGCCCTGGCAAAAGCCTCAGCCTCACTTATACGCGGAGGAAGCTCTACAGCCTCCAGGTCAGTACGAACAGCAGCGTCTACCTCAACAGAATTTATAATAGCAGCAGCGTCTACATCTGTTCGGGTCAGCATACCGGCCACTGTGCCAATGCCGCCGCCTAGAAAAAAACCAGCGCCAACATTAAGCAGCGCCTCACTCATTGTGTAATCAAGCTGCTGATCTTTGGATAGGCCATAATACAGCGGCTCAGTAAGCAACGCGCCAGCAGTACCCTCAATAGCACCTACTCTTGCCCTACCACCAATACGACCAAACCTTGCTACAGATGCAGCTTTCCCTGCCTGTCCGACAAAGGGAATAAACATCGTCGCCACTTCGACCGGATCAGTAGCCATTGCCAACATACCGCCACCAAACTTAGCAGCACCAGCAACAAACCCTGTTGGGCTTCTGGATATAATAGCGTTGCGGATAACTTCTTCTTTTTTCCCTTGATACAAAAGACGAGCTTCTTCGTCTGTCATCATCTCATCGAACTCAAGAAGATCGCCATACTTTTCAGTTAAAGCCTCTGGCGTTTGCAAGCGGCCCTCATCAATGGCTTGCTGAAAGATCGCATCTTTCTGCGTGTCTTTTTCCTGATATATTCCATCGAGCTGAGAGAGAAGGTTTTCACGTTTGCTAGGATCTGTTTCATTATCCAGATTATACTCAATGGCAGATTGCCGACTACGGCGTTCTCTTTCTGCCTGAGCAAATTCTTCACGCTGAGTTTCAGTTAAAGCCCTAGATGCAGCCTGAGCTTGCTTAAATGAACGACTAATCAATGCGCCGGTCATTGGCGTTGCAGCCATTTCAGTTACAGCACGACCTAAAGAAACTCGCAGATCATCAGCAGATGTTAAGCGCAGAATGCGATTATCTGTTATGAGCGGTCTTGGCTGCATTACTTGTGGCCTTCTTTCTTATTTACGTTCGTAAGTTTGTATTAGTTGCGCTTTGAGATTCTCCCACACAGATTTGGTTGGATCTTTTTTAAATCCACGATCAACAACTTCTTGAAGTTTAAAGCTGAGTGCTTGGGCTGAACTTACGCTACCAATGTAATCTTTAACATATTGATACGTTGGGTCGTTTAATTCCACGTTGGTTAATTCAGTTTCTAACCCTTCCAATTGGCTGCGCGCCTCACGAGATCCCATAGCCAATGCCGCTGCACCAGAAACAGCTCTTTCAATAATATCAGGTTCAACAACCAGCAATTCAGAACGAATAGCTTCTTGAGTCTCACTTAATATGCGGGACATTTCCGAGAACTTAACTTCATACTCAGAGCCAACACTTGTAAGAACAGGAAGCTCAACACCATTAACATTGAAATGCAGCGTCAGACCATCGCCAGTGCTATTGTTTAACCATATTCCAGTTGACGCTAAAGACGCAATAGTTACCGGCTCATCAACAAAGCCAGGGTATTGAGCAGAATCTAATGGCGCTATATCTAGTCGGTTCAAAACCTTTTCATTCAAAAACATTGAAGCATTATCCTCAATAGTTTGAACATTGAACTCCATTGGAACTACATATTTGCCCTGTTTGCTGAGAACCACCTGGTCAAACTCAGCAACAATATCTTGGACCACGCCTTCAGCAGCCGTAGATGGATCAAGACCCTGCTCTTTAATTCTTGTAAGAGCGAGTTTTTCCATAACAGCATATTGCTCATTAAATACTGCCTCAGCAGCAGATCCACCACCAGCCAAGTATCCTTGACGATAATCCTCTAAAAGCAAATTCAATGCAGTTTTGGTGTCATTGGGAACAGTGCTTTCAAGACCAACTTTTATCTCTTTAATGTCACGGCCAGAAATATCTAATAGTTCTTTTTGAACGGCAGCATTAGTTGAGTACATTGCCTGGACATATTCAGGGCGAAGGCCTTGGGCGCGAAGTTCCTGAATAAACTGTGGCGCATAATCCTCCAGGCGATTTCTAATTAGATTAAATGTTTCAGAAGCAACGTCTGTCTCAATGCTTTGAATGACATTAACCATTTGACCAGCAAATTGCTTAGGCATGATATTTTGTTTGCTAGTCGGAACTTGCAGAATATCATAATCAACAAGTAGTATTTCACGAACATTTAAAAGCATCTTAGATGCTAGATCTATATTTCCTGCCGCAATAGTTTCTTGAATGGCTTCAAAAGCACCACCCACGCCCTCATTAGTCTGTGCAACAAATAAAGCAGCATCTTTGTCTAAAGCATCATTTCTATTAGCAACAGATTCATTCCAATCAGCTAATCTCTTTATTGCTTTAGATGGATCTTCAGAAGTAGCAATTTCAGCCGCAAGACCTTCAGATATTTCAACAGCACGACTGGGTGGCATATCCGCCAATGCGCCGCGATTTAAAACATCGTCATTAGCATCAAGCCAAGCGTCCTCATAAAGAACAGCCTGATCTTCTGGAAATATTCCAAAGATCTTTTCATAATCAAATTCATAACCTGGAGGAGGGCTACCAGTAGCACCTAAAACAACCATCGCATTATTAAGATCATCTAGTGCAGAGCCTTGAGCTTTTCTAACTTCAGCATTTAAGTTGCTTTCCAGAGAGCCTGTAAAAGATCTATTTTGCTCATATGTATATCCAGGCAACGGATTCTCTGCATACTCATTAAGCAATTTTTGTTTCTGCTCAACGTCAGCAGCATTATCAAAGAGGTATAATCTGTTTTGACGAATGGCTTGCTGCAATACTGAATCAACAACCTTACGAGCATTTTTCTCTTTAACGCCAAGAGTAAGCTGATCTTCAAGCAATTTCTGCCCAGCCAATTCAAGGCTTTCTCTAGTCGCGCCAGGAACCGTTGCACTATCAAGTATGACTTGGGAATCAACACTAACAATTTCTGATACTCTAGCCGCCGCAGCAGCAACAGCTTTTCTTGAAGCAATATCGGCATACCGGCCCTGATAAGTCATAGAGCTATTGGAAAGACGCGCTGCTAAAACACCAGCAGCAACAGGATCAACCACATCTAATGAAGCTGCATAACCATCACGAATATCTGCCATAGAACCTTCAAAGGCAGTCATCGACATATTGTTCTTATCTGCTTCACGAACAAGATTTTGCATATCCTGCTTCGCCAGGCTTTCGACTTCTACAACGGCAATTCTATTGGCGGCGTCAGATGCAGCACGTTCTGCGATTGTAGTAGGACCACCGGCTTGCTGTAATGCCTCAAGGGTAGGTAATGCCCCTTCTTCACGCACACGTTCTTGACCACGCAGTTCAGCTTGGTCTGCGCCTTTTTTAAACGCAAAGTCCGACATACGATCAAGTTGCTGAGAAATGTTCTGTCCCAGCTTGGCTTGCTCACGCGCAGCAGCAAAATCCATCTGTTGAGGCTGGCGGGTCTTTAAACCAATTCGCTGGTATCTTGGAAGAATAGCCATTTATAAACCTACTGTAATTGCCCGTATCTATATGCGCTTTGACCGAGAGTACCCGCAGCCGAAACAAAAGAACTTAATTGTGCAGCTTTACCAGCAGATTGATAAATACCGGCTTGAGTGCTTGCTTGACCAAGCGCCATGACTGCATTGTCTGCCGCAATATTAAATTCCCTAACACCTTCGCCCATTGCATATTGTTGCAGCGTTGCAGCAGATCCAGATGTAGGATCAATGCCACCGGCAGCACCGCGAGATATAATCGCGGCTAATGTCTCATTTAAATTGCGTAAAGCATCAGCGCCCTTTTGCTTGTATGCAATGGCCTGAGATCTGCCTTGAATTTCAGCTTGCCTGGCTTGCTGTGCGTATTGTCTTTTTTGAGCAGAACCAGCGGCCAGTTGCCCCATTGCCGAAAAAGCACCCATTGCCATTTGAGCGCCACCAGTTGCCATCATTGCGCCTATAGCAGCCATATCAATTCCCCACGCTTAAACGATATTCAAGACCAAGAACGGTCATTTCCAACGGCACAGATTGGCTTATTGTTATTTGCCCAGTGCCACTATAACCCAGCAAACCATGGGCTGTTTTTATTCCGGTGAACGGTTGAATCGCTGAATCCAAAACATCCACGCCAAAATTCCTGAATGGAACTTGCTTACCGTTGATCGTCATATCCTTTGTGTTATTAACAATCGCATCAACTTGAATAATACGTTTCTTAAATCCTTGAACAGATCCAGAGGATAGCACCGGCTCCGCTGGCATTGTGCGAGCTGTAACCGTGTAATCCAAACCAACCTGGTAACTTGATGTTGCTGCTGACGCAAAGGTAATTGTGTACGGTGACGCTGGCACCGTCTGAGATGGCTCTATAACGCCATCACGAACAACAGCAACACTCTTTGCCTGAAGCTGCGACATGTTCACTGAGGTGGCTGCTCCGCCAGACTTAGCACTATCCAGTGTTAAATCTGGGTTGAACTTCTCTAGCATGTAATTATTCGTGCCGTTTATGTTGCGCTTCACAATGACGTAAACATCTGCAAGCTCAACACCAACAGCAATGAACGAGCCATCAGTTGCAAACCGACTTGGCGCAATAACATTCTGACCGACAAGAATAGAATAGACAGCCATTGAGCCATCAGTGCCATTAACGATAAACAAACGATCTGACTCGTCCGTTGAGGCCGCTCGACGCGCAGCCATATCAACCGGATTCTTTAACAAGTGAGAGCTGAGAGCAGATATATTCTGAACCTGATACGATGCAGTTGTATCACCATATTGGAATGCATTGATAGATTTACCCTGGCGCTGAATAAATACAGATGCACCATTCAGATCCTCAATCGGAACACCGGCTTTAGAACCAAGTCTAGTTTGTGGCCGAATAAAGAATGATGCAGGAGTAATTGGATTGTCACCAGTTTGCAGTACAACAAACTCACCGCCGGTCGTAAATATTCTAAAGTCATTTCCAGAGAACAGATTTACGACCGTGTTAAGCTGATTTGTATTTATTGTTGCCTCAACAGCTTCGTCATCTAGGCCAGTGCCAGGATTGAAATCAAAGTAGTTGATAACGCCAGAACCCCAGATCGTATTGGGCCGAGATTTAGATCCACCAAAGTATAACCGGCCTTCATGGAATGCAGCAGACTTAGGCCATCCGCGAGTTGTTGACCAAACATCCTCATAGCCATGCTCGCTTTCCCAATTACCGGCAGTAATTGCGGAAGTATCAAAGAATGAAACTTCAGTTACAGCCTTCATTACTGTGGCAGAAACAAACTCTACATACCGAGCGCGGCCAAAAGTGCTGAGAACTTGAGCATATTCGCCAACCGCAGCCGCAGCAAACGGCTCAACCTTATAACCAGTTGTGGCATCTGGCGCGGTATCCCAAGCAGGATAAACCGTAAGTACTTTAGATGATGCAACATAATCCTCAATATGTCGTTCCTGACCAGATCCAGTGCCAGAGGTTAAAGTGATAAACATACCATTTGGCTGATCGTCCGTTGAATAAGACGTTGCAGCCTTCAGAGTAATTGTATTAGCCCCACCACCTTGAGCTGTGCCTGTGTCAGTTGTTGTTGAAGAAGCCGTAATAGTAATATTGCCCGTTGTTGCGCTGGGCGTAATTGTAAAGGTAGGTTGATGCACATCAAAGGCATAAGGATATAGCGGAAGATTTTTTAACGGCAGGTTTTCTAGCGTCCAATTTGTATCGGCATTTCTCACCAGGCGTTTAGTTTGCAGATCCTCATGGCAAAGAATGAGCGTATCAACAGCTTGCGTGTAATTAATCTCGTCCAGCATTGCAGTCGTGATTGCCGTGGCCGCAAGATAATTATTGCCAGAACCGTTGATGTTGGTTTGAAGAACACCAGCCTTGAATATATAAATCCGTTGATTAACAAAAACTAAAAGGTAACTATCATCGACGCTATACTCAAAGGGAATAACTTTGAAGTCAGTAAACGTAGCCCCAAAGTCATGAATAAACTGAAGCCCATCACGGCGCTTAAAGCCACCCTGGGGCTGAATGATTATGTTAGTCGCCTCTTCAAGAGCGTTCTGATACTGCTGTAAATCAGTACGAGCGCGAATAAGCGGATCAAGCTCACCAACCGAGAAATTGGTTTGGAACTGTATAATCCGCATTTTAGTATCTCACATCAATTAACGAATAGTCCTCGATAACTTGTGGCGGTTTGCCACGGCTATCAACGTTCATTGCTTCGCGCATTAGACCACCACGACCTGAATCAGACGGTGAGCCATAAGTTAAAGCGCGGAAATAATCTGCTTTTGATATTTGGTCTGTAATTACAAACGCAATCTCTGAGGCCAATGCAGTACGAAGCAAGCGCACAAAGTAATTCGGCATTTTGCTTTCTGCTATGGAAGCCTGGTAATCAATAAAAACCTGCTCGAAGTTGGTATAGATCTGATCGCCATATATCTCCCAACCATATCTAACGGGAGATTGGCCTGTACCAGAGCTTTGGAATAGAGCAATAACGCCAGACAGCATATCGCCTGGAAGCTGATAAGCATACTTCCATTCATCTATTGGGCTAAAAGATAAACGACCAAGCTGCTCTTTCCTAACGCTCCAGCTCCACAGATAATTTGATAACAGCGTATCGCGCACATCTGGGTAAAGACGATCACACGCTTGAGCTGCATCAGATCCTTCTGTGAATGAAGAGATTGGTGCGGCACCTAACAATATTAGAGCGTCCGAACATATTGAAAGCGAAGTGTCACCAGCGGCCATGAGCGTTCTCCAAGAGGTAAGAAAGGGGCGGCGAACCGCCCCAGTCTTTTAGGTTACACCAATT